GGGCTGTCGGCCCGTGTCTTTGCCTTCTGCCAGTAGTGGCGGGGGTGTCGGTGAGGCCATGATCGCACCCGCGAGGAGTGCTGCCACGATCACCCGGCCTCAATGATCGTAACGGTGGGCGATATCTTGCGTCGCCCTTGGATGACGTGCTCGACCGATGCTGAGTCGATTCGCCTTTGCCCGCCGGGTGTGGTGATTGCTTCGAGCGCACCCGATTCCACGTAGCGGCGGATACTGTCACGGGATACGCCGAGCATTTCGGCGGCCTTCCCGGGCTTGATGTATTCGGTCATTGTTTCCCCTTTCGGGTTAGACGTTAAACCGTCGCGCGCGGTTTGCGCGGTAATGAAATCGGGCGTGTCTTACTTTTGGCTAAAGATTGGTAGCGGGAATTTGCGCCGGCCCTTGACCGGGTTCACGTCCGTAAACGATACGTGGATGTGGTTTTCGTGGCCCCACGATCCTTTGCGCCACGTCCAGAATTGCTTTGAGTATGTGCCGCTTGCGATCTGATTGTTAAACACTACATACAGCAATCGATCGGATCCGGGCTCACCGGATCGCGCGTACTCGATCAGCTGGTCCGCTAGCTCCTGGGCTACTTTGCGAGAGCGTGCGCGCTTGCCCGGCCCTAGCAAATCGGCATCGATATCCAGCGCTTTTACCCACCCGCGCGAATCGGGGTTATGCATGCTGGTCCTCGCTGCATGTTCCCGATTTCCAATCCAACCGTCGCTAGCCTTTTCGCGGGTCGGCCACCGCTTATTTACTTGCGCGCGAAGCGTTACCCCGGCGGCTACTAGCCGAGCCATCAGAACCGGTCCCCGGCGATCGGTTCCGGGCTGTCCGCAATGTCTGACGGTGCCGGGGTCATGTGCGTGATCGCGGTGGCGGGTGCGACTATCCCGAGTACTGCCGCACCTAGGGCGAGCCATAGCGGGGCGGCTTCGCCCGAGATGACGTCATAGGCCACTAGAACGGTCACGGCGGCGATTGTCACACCGTAAAGGTACTTTCGGACCTGCCGGGTCATTAGGCGCTCCATGTGTCTCCTAGGCGTTGTGGTTGTCTATGTGCTGATCCATGCGGTAGCGGACGTCCCGGACGTCTTTCTCGATCCGGTTCATCGCGTCGCGCATACTCGATCCGCCGTTAGGCTTAAATTCCCGCTGCATAAAAATTTGAGCGCGGATAAGCCACAATAGGCCGGCGAGTATGGCCGAGCCGATAAGGATGATCGGCACAAGGTCGGCCGGTTGGTCGAATGTCATGTGTCAACGCTTCGCGGCTTCGATCTTGGCTAGGGCGATAGCCCGGGCGCGGTCGGTTTGTGAGGGTGGCTGTGCCGGCTTAGCTTTGGCGGCCTTTTTTGCCGGCTTCACTTCCTCGACCTCGACGACTTCCTCGATCGTTGGCTCACTCACTTTGCGCTCCTAGGTTTGGGTACATGACGGCGATCATGGCGTCGGTGAATCCAAGGGACTTGGCGTGGGCGATAGCGGCGGCCGTTGCTGCGGCGTCGGCTTCGGCTTGCACTAATGCGGCGCTTTCGAGTCGCACGATTTCGGCGTCGACCTCGGCCTGTGTCAACGGCGTCACGTTATTTGTGTGCCAGGTAATGTTTTCCACGTCGTAACCATCCATTGTCCATTCCGCGTTTGGGCGGAGTGACAATACGGCTTGTGCGGTTGTGATCATGGCGCTACCTCAATTGCGTAGAGTTGTCCTAGACATGCGTCGTTTGCGAAATTGATTGTATTCGATGCGTTTGTTACTTTGGCGCGTATTTTGTAAGTCACGGCGCTAATGGTCGCTGGCGTTGCATACCCGATGAGTACTGGTGCATCGTTTGAGGCGGTTATAGTAACGCCAGAAATGCCGATCCTCATACCCGATGCGCCACTAATCCCGTTATTGCTAGCGTCTGCGATTTGTATGTCTGCGCGGCGTTCATTGTTAGCCCCGCTCAATTCCGTGTAAGCGGTCATGATTAACAAAATTGCGCTTGTGTTTTTGGTCGGCGTAATTGTGACCGACATTCCAGTTATGTCGACGTAACTTGTGCTGCTTGTCGTTCGACTGGTCGAATCCGTGTCACGGACAATTTGTAACACTTTGCCACTTGCTGCAATAGCGGTCTCAACGTCCTCCGCCAACTGTTGACCCAACGCAGGGTAATTCGCTACTAAGTCGGACGGGTCCGGATATGGAAATCCGTAAATCGGTGTAGAGCCTGGCATCTGTCCTCCTATGCCGCGAGTAGGTCGTCGGCGTTCACTACGTTGTACCAGGCGACCGTCGGGTTGACGTCGCCCCATTCTAGCGCCCCGTCTACCAAATTCCATGGAACGGTCTGATACGAATAGCGCGGGTCGGAAATGCTGAAAGTGATGATGTGCTGACCTGGTGTGTAGGTCTCGCCCCATCCCTCGACGATGCCCTGAAACGATGAGTATGGCGCGGGCTCGGGCAGGTTTGGGACTGTGACGGTGGCGCCGTTGACTAGGGCTAGCACGCGGTCCCGGTCGGTGTTGGCCAATAGGTCGACGTATACGGATATTTGGCCCATATTCCATAGCGGGTTGGCCTGAGCGGTAAGGATGGATCCGGCCCTCGATGATGCGTCTCCGCTGTTCCTTAGCCGGGTGTCGAGGGTGTAGGATCGGCGGCCGTAAAGGGCTATCGATGCGCTGTCGTCGGACTGCTCCTCGTTCTGCCCGGTGCTGCCGTAGGTAACGGTTACGTCGTTTATTAGGGCTTCGAGAGTTTGGGTCCATGTGGGGGACCAAATAACCCCATTTGATGGGAACTCGTAGGACGCTATTTCTGTGGGGAACGAATCCCACGCCTGCGAGTAGAACGTCCACGGCTCGACGAGGCTTATCCATGTGGCGGCGAACGCGGTTATCCCCCGGCTACCGTAGGACTCGAAAGAAATAAGCCCCTCGGGGGTGTCGAAGTAAGTTGCGCCGGACCATTCCGCTAGTTCGGCGAGGGCGTTTAGGACCGGCTTTAACTCTGTCTGAGCGCTGCTTAGGCTGTGCAGCTCTAGGGTGTCGCTGCCGCCGTTTAAATACGAGAGCCCGCCGTCGGTGAGGATCTTCTCGGCCCTATCCCGCACTGTTTCGTGGGGGTAGGTCGTGTCGGTGGTTTGGCGTAGGCCTAGCTTCGAAAGGTTACCCATGGCAATAACGGTCGTTATCGCGGTCGGCGGTGTCGTGGATAGGTGCGTGATCGTGAGATCCGATATCTCGCCGTGAAACCGGTCGAACCCGTAAGCCTGTATAACTACGGGGTCGGACATTTGCGCCGTCACACCGGAAGTTCCCCGGATCGTGATTTGGGCGGTCGAGGCTTCGGGCTGACTCGTAACCCCGTTGCGGCCGTGTTGCACGTTAACCGTGTATTCGACGTCGGATAAGTCCAGGGCGACCCCGGCTATCTCCACAAGGGTAATTGGGGACGTCATGCCAGCACCGGTTGTACGTTGCGCCCTGCCCGGTTGTCACTGTTACGGATAAGCCGGGCAAGGCTTTGGGCGGTGGCCTGCTCGACCGCTATGGCGTTCTGGGCGGCTTCACGGGCGGTAACCTCGGCAAGCGCGGATGTGCGGGCGGCCGCAGCGTCCTTAATCGCTTCTGCGACTGCCTCGGCAATTTCGGCTTTAATGTTCGCGCCAATGGGTTTGCCAATATTCTTTCCAATTTTCTTAAGACGATCGGTTTCTTTTGAGAGTTCGGTCGATAAGCCATTTAGGGTTTCGATGGCGGAATCTTCGCCGGCTTTAAGAAATTCTGGGACCATTGATTGCGCAAGCGTGCCAGCGCTCGATTGTACTAGCGCTAATTTGTCGGCCATGATTTTGACTAGGCCATTATCTAGCAGGGCTTGGCCCCAGACTCCCGCGTCGTCTAGCCCTTGGGCCTGTAAGTATTCGCGGAGTTCAACACTTCCCTCACGCTGAACTGCCTCTAAAACGTTGCCATACCACTGCAATTTGGAAATTTCGGAATCCACTCCGGCAATCCATTTTTGGACGTCGGCTTTTCCTTCGTTGACTTGAAACCCGGCGCCAAGGTTGAACCCTGAGCTTATGTCGGCCGATAGGTCAGTTACGTAATCCGATATGGCATCTTTAGCTTTTTGAACTGCTTTTTCCTGATTTTCAAAACTTTGATTGAGTTTATCGACAGCTTCTTTTTGCTTATCAAATTTGTCTAACGCAATTTCTTGCGCTTCGGTGAGTTTTTTAAGTCCGTCGGCGGCCTTTGATGAACTTGTCCCAGTTTTTTCCGCTGTTTTGTCGAAACGATCCAATGAGTAATTGGACTCGACTGCACCTTTATTAATTTGGCCCAGTACGGTGTAGAACGCCTTTGAAGGTTTGTCCGCTAGTTTACTTAATGAGTCGTCAAGGATTCCGGCTGATATGGCCATGCTTTTGAGTGCTGCGCTGCCGTCAAGTGCGGCTAGAACCGTTCCGGACAGTGACGAGGGTAGGGCGTCGGCTTCTTCACCTAATGCGCCCATTGCAAATGATGCGGCGTTGGTGGCGATTTCTAGGGCTTTGGTGGTCGGGAATAGTCTGTCGACGACGAAACGTAGGGGACCGAATGAGTCGATGACGTCATTTGCGCGGGTGTCTAATTCGATGAGCGCGTTAGCAATGTCTAGTACTCCGATTAGGGTTTTCCCTACGGTTTCGCCCAAATTCTTTATTGCCGGTTCTAGTTCTTCCATCGTCGAAACGAGGTCGGTTGTTTTGTCGTTGGTGTCGCCCAATGCGCCGAGCAGGCCGGTCCCGAACGCTTCCGTAACGTTCTCGCCAGCGATTTGCAGGACGCGGAGTTGACCTTCCATGGTTTGTGCGGCTGTTGTGGCCTGTCCGCCGAAAGTTGCGGCAAGTTTACTGGTGATTAGGTCGAGGTCACCTGTTTTCAGTGTGGCCGAGTCGATGCCTGCACCCAATTTGGATAGGCCGGCGGTGTTGCCGTCGTAGGCTTTGCCTAATGCCTGCAC